CATGGTTAATGAACCTGACAATTCAAAATGATTTTATGATCAGTTCTGATAAAGTTTTGACCATTGTTGTACCCAATAGTAAATTGAAAACAAAGTATGAGGATCTATTGAAGTGAGGTTTTATACCAACGTCCAGATGATCGGAAACAATTTTCTCGTCCGTGGATATGAGGATGGGCAAAAAGTGATGTTCCAAGAGAAGTATTCTCCCACTCTTTTTGTAAAATCTAAGAGAGAGACCAAGTACCGTACACTTGAGGGTGAACATGTTGAACCCATCAAACCTGGATTGGTAAGAGACTGCAGAGACTTCATCAAAAAGTATGATGGTGTAGAGGGATTTAAGGTTTATGGGAATGAGAGATATCAGTATCAATATATTTCTGATAAGTATCCTGAGCAGGAGATCAAGTTTGATCTAAACAAGATTGGACTGGTCACCATGGATATTGAGGTACAGTCTGAAGAGGGATTCCCTAGTCCTGATTCATGTTCTGAGGAGATGTTATCTATCTCAATTCAAGATTATACTACTAAACAGATTACTACCTGGGGTCGTCATCCATATACCCCCTCACAGAATAATGTGACTTATCATTATCATAGTGATGAGATTGCTATGCTTGAATCTTTTTTGTATTGGTGGGAACAGAATACTCCTGATGTGATCACTGGTTGGAATGTTCGTCTATATGATATTCCATATCTCTGTGGTCGTATGTCACGAATCATGGGTGATAAGAAAATGAAACAACTTTCACCCTGGAAGATGGTAGATCATCAGGTGATTGGTATCTCTGGTCGTGAATATAATGTCTATTCGATTTCTGGTGTTACTACACTTGACTACCTGGAACTCTATAAGAAATTTACTTATGTGAATCGTGAGTCCTATAGATTGGACTTTATTGCTGAGGTTGAACTAGGACAGAAGAAACTAGACCACAGTGAGTTTGATACTTTTAAGGACTTCTATAGGGGAAACTGGAAGAAGTTCATTGATTACAACATCAAAGACGTGGAACTTGTTGACCGTTTGGAAGACAAAATGAAACTGATTGAGTTGGTCATCACCATGGCATTTGATGCAAAGGTGAACTTCATTGATCCTATGGCTCAAGTCCGTATGTGGGATACGATTATCTACAACTACCTCAAGAAGAGAAATATTGTCATTCCACCTAGGAATACATCTGAGAAGAGTGATAAGTTTGCTGGGGCTTATGTTAAAGAACCTAAACCAGGTGTTTATGAATATGTGGTATCCTTTGACTTGAACTCTCTGTATCCTCACCTGATGATGCAGTATAATATCTCTCCCGAAACACTCATGAGTGAAAAACATCCTAGTGTCACAGTGGACAAGATCCTAGGTGAGAAACTTAACTTTGAACTTTATAGCGACTATGCTGTCTGTGCTAATGGAGCTATGTTCCGTAAAGATACCAAGGGTTTCTTGCCTGAATTGATGGAGAAGATGTATGCTGATCGTAAGGTCTTCAAGGGTAAGATGTTGAAGTCAAAACAGAAATTAGTTGACATTGAAGCTGAAATGAAACGGAGGGGAATCTGATGGACTACAAAACTTCTGGAGTTGATATTATTAAGGGTAGATCTTTTGTTGAATACATTAAGGTACTGGCACCTAAGATTGACGGTGGATTTAGTGGAATGATGGAGATCCCATCAGGATATGAGAAACCCGTGTTGGTATCTGGAGCTGATGGTGTCGGAACTAAAATGAATATCTGTAGGATTGCTCATGATTACACCACTATTGGTCAGGATCTTGTTGCTATGTGCGTTAATGACGTTATATGTTCCGGTGCTAAACCATTATATTTTTTAGATTATGTCTCTACCAAAACACTTGATGCTAATGTCAGCGACATTGTATATGGGATTAATGTTGGTTGTACAATAGCGGGGATGGAACTAATAGGTGGAGAAACTGCAGAACATTTCAGACAAAATGATTATGATGTTGCTGGCTTCTGTACTGGTATTGTAGAGAAGAATGATATTGTTGATGGTAGAAACATCCAAGCGGGTGATGTAGTCATTGGTATTGAGAGTAATGGACTTCATAGTAATGGATACACACTCATCAATGATATGTTGTGGAGAAATTACATTAAATATAAAGAGATGCCTGAGTTGTTGAGACCAACTACCATCTATGCTCGTCTAATCCAGCACCTATTGGATGAGGTTCCTATCCTAGGTATGGCACATATCACTGGAGGTGGTATCCCTGAGAACCTTCCTAGGTGTCTTCCATCAGGTCTTACAGTTGATGTTGATTACTCTTCTTGGGAGAGACCAGAACTCTTCAATAAGATCCAACAGGCAGGAGACATTGATGAGGAAGAAATGAGAAATGTATTCAATCTAGGTATTGGATTCTGTTTAGTTGTACCACAAGATGTGGTAGAACATACTCAGACTATTATTGCCGATAGACCATATGGTATGAGATCATGGATTATTGGAGAAGTAAAATGACGGACAAAATTGACACACAGGGTATGAGTCTTCCTGGTGGATCAAAGAAACCAAGTAGTTTTACTCCCATGAAGGTCACACCTAGGAGGTTGTTATCACCTGAATTTGTGAAAGAAATGAAGATCCTTATCAATGAGATTCTGGATCAACGTGAAGGTAAGATGGATTATGATTCTTACTTTGATGTAGATAAGTTCAAGTACGATGTCAAGTAAATAATATGGGATACTTAATCGGTGGTGCTGGAGAGGGACCTGATCAGAAGATTATTGAGTCTTCTGGTAATCAGTACGAAAAACTCTCTGACAGTGAGTTGAGAAAACTCAGAGATCAGACAGAGAAAGATGTTGCAAAGTTCAACAATTTCCAAATGGCTAGGAAGATTGCTCTTAACTCTGCTTATGGGGCTATCGGTAATCAGTATTTTAGGTACTACAAGCTGGCCAATGCAGAAGCAATTACACTCTCCGGGCAGGTGTCTATCCGGTGGATAGAAAATAAAGTAAACATCTATCTAAATAGTTTGTTAAAGACAGAAGATGTAGATTATGTTATCGCATCTGACACTGATTCAATCTATCTTAATTTTGGACCTCTTGTTGATAAATTTTTTAGCAATAAGCTCGGCGAGAAAACTAAGATTGTGGGGATCATTGACCAGATCTGCCAGGATAAACTGGAACCGTTTATTGAGAAAAGTTACCAGAAACTGGCGACATATGTGAATGCATATGATCAAAAGATGCAGATGAAGCGAGAGAACATCGCTGATCGCGGAATCTGGACAGCAAAGAAAAGATATATTCTTAACGTATGGGATAGTGAGGGTGTTCGTTATGAGGACCCAAAACTAAAAATCATGGGGATTGAAGCAGTAAAATCCTCAACACCTGCACCTTGTAGGGATATGATTAGGGGTGCTTTGAAACTGATGATGAACGGGACTGAGGAGGATGTCATCAAATATATTGATGAATGTAGGGTTAAATTTAATAATATGTCACCGGAGGAGATTGCCTTTCCTCGTAGTGTATCTGATGTACACAAACATAAGAACCATTCTACAATTTATGGTAAGGGATGTCCTATGCATGTCCGTGGGTGTCTCCTACATAATCATTTAGTGAAGGAGTTAAAACTTGAGTCCAAGTATTCTTACATTAATAATGGTGACAAGATTAAGTTCATTCACTTATCAAAACCAAACCCTATCAGGGAAAATGTAGTTTCCTTTGCCTCAGACTTCCCATATGAGTTTGGACTTGGCAAATACATTGATTATGAACTACAATTCAACAAAGCCTTCCTTTACCCAGTAAAGGTAATTCTTGACGCCATTGGTTGGAATGTTGAGAAGACTGTAAACTTAGAATTATTTTTTGGATAATGGATTTTCTAAAAGACATAGTAAAAGAGATCGGAGATGACTATACAAGACTCGCAGCCGACATCGACGAAACAGAAACTTTCGTGGACACAGGTTCGTACATCTTTAACGGACTGTGTTCAGGTAGTATATTTGGTGGCGTATCTGGGAATAAGATTACTGCCATTGCTGGGGAGTCTTCTACTGGAAAAACTTTCTTTAGCTTGGCAGTCGTCAAGAATTTCCTTGATTCTAATCCTGATGGGTATTGTCTATATTTTGACACTGAAGCCGCTGTCAATAAGGGTCTACTCGCAAGTCGTGGGGTAGATCTAAATCGTCTTGTGGTGGTCAACGTGGTCACCATTGAAGAGTTCAGATCCAAGGCCCTTAAGGCTGTGGACATTTATCTCAAAACCCAAGCAGAAGACCGCAAACCCTGTATGTTTGTGTTAGACTCACTTGGTATGTTGTCTACAGAGAAAGAGATCACAGACGTACTCAACGATAAAATGGTTCGTGATATGACAAAGTCACAACTTGTCAAAGGTGCGTTTCGTATGTTGACTCTGAAACTAGGACAAGCAAACATCCCCATGATAGTTACAAATCACACTTATGATGTTATCGGATCATACGTTCCCACCAAAGAGATGGGCGGAGGCAGCGGTCTCAAATATGCGGCAAGTACAATCATTTATCTCTCAAAAAAGAAAGAAAAGGATGGAACAGAAGTCGTTGGAAATCTTATTAAAGCTAAGACAGCAAAGTCGCGTCTAAGTAAGGAGAACAAAGATGTTACGGTACGCCTTTATTATGATGAGCGTGGTCTCGATCGATATTTTGGTCTTCTTGAGTTGGGTGAACTGGGAGGTCTGTGGAAAAATGTTGCAGGTCGTTATGAGATGAATGGTAAGAAGGTCTATGCTAAAGAGATCTTGAAAAATCCTGACAAATATTTTACTGAAGAGGTCTTACAGAAACTAGATGAAATCGCAAAAGAAGAGTTCTCATATGGTTCGGCAGTATGATGTTCTCCCTGAATCATACTGTAAAAAACTAATCAAAATCTTTGAAAACTCTTCCCATCAAGAGTTTATTAATGATGATCATAAACCATGTTTTACTCAGGTAAATCTGAATCAAGAGAAGATGGAGATGGTCCGTGAAATGATTCCCATTGTCAAGGGAGTTCGTACAATGTATCAATTGGATACAAAGTCACGGTTTCTCCCTGAGATTAAATCTCTTGAAGAGTTTAGAATTAAGAGATATCTTCCCAATGGGCATGAAAGATTTGATGAACATGTAGATATTATTGATTATGATAGCGCTCGTCGGGCGGTATCATTTTTGTTTTATCTAAACGATAATGATGGAGTCACTCACTTCACAAGACAAAGCTTTACAGTCAAACCGAAGACTGGTAGGGTAGTGGTGTTCCCACCGACCTGGGCTCATCCACACTATGGTGCAGCACCTAGTTCGACCAAGTATATAATGAGCACTTACATTCACTATGGATAAGATTGAGTTCCTAATTCTGAACAACTTGGTCAACAATGAGGAATATCTTCGTAAGGTCATTCCTTTTTTAAAGGATGAGTATTTTGAGGATACAAATCAAAAGATTGTCTTCCAAGAGATTGCAAGTTTTGTGGAAGAATATAATGAAATGCCCACAAAAGAAGTTCTATATATTGAAGTTGAGAAAAGAAAGGATATAAATGAAGATGTATATAAACATATACATCACTTAGTTGATCACCTTGATGGTCAACCAGTTGAGTTTGATTGGTTAGTTGATACAACTGAGAAGTGGTGTCGCGACAGAGCAATCTACCTTGCACTCATTGAATCTATTGGTATTGCTGATGGACAGAATGATAAAAAACAACCCGACGCCATACCTTCTATTCTATCTGATGCTCTTGCTGTCAGTTTTGATAATCATGTTGGGCATGACTACCTCCTAGATTATGCTGAGAGATATGACTTATACAACACCAAGGAAGAAAGAATTCCATTCGACTTGGAATACCTCAACAAGATTACGTCGGGCGGCCTTCCAAATAAAACACTCAATATTGCTCTTGCTGGCACTGGTGTTGGTAAATCTTTGTTTATGTGTCATGTCGCAAGTAGTGTGTTACTCCAAAACAAGAATGTATTATACATCACGCTTGAGATGGCTGAGGAACGAATTGCAGAAAGAATTGATGCTAATCTTTTGAACATTAATATTCAGGAGATCTCTGATCTACCCAAGTCAATGTTTGAATCTAAGGTGACAAACTTATCTAAGAAAACACAAGGAACCCTGATTATTAAAGAATATCCTACAGCATCGGCACATAGTGGACATTTTAAATCACTTCTTAATGAACTTGCACTTAAGAAATCATTTAGACCTGATATTATTTTCATTGATTACCTTAATATATGTGCTTCCTCGCGATATCGCGCTGGTGGCAATGTCAATTCATATACAACTGTCAAAGCTATTGCTGAAGAACTTAGAGGACTGGCTGTTGAAGCAAACGTCCCTATCGTTTCTGCCACGCAGACCACTCGTTCTGGTTATGGTAGCTCTGATGTTGAGCTTACTGACACTTCTGAGTCCTTTGGTCTCCCTGCTACTGCTGATCTTATGTTTGCCCTTATTTCTACTGAAGAGCTCGAAGAACTGGGACAGATACTAGTAAAACAATTGAAGAATAGGTATAATGATATCAACGTATACAAGAGATTCGTGATTGGTATTGATAGGGCAAAGATGAGATTGTATGATTGTGAACAGTCTGCTCAAGATGACATCCTTGACAATACTAGGGAAGAGGAGTATGATCCAGAGGAGAAACCAAAGAAATCATTTGAGGGATTTAAGTTTTGAACGGTTACTATTCAGTGTTTAATCCCAGAGGTGAAAAGATTGCCGATTGTGGTAGTCAAAAGGATGCTGTCAATCTTCTCAATATGAGAAACAATAGATGGGAAGGACATTACTATATGTTTAATCCTCTTCCTGGTGATATAATTGATGTCAGTTCCGGTAAACAACTTCCTACCCGAGACATCGTAGTTAATATGGATGGTGGTATAGGTAGTTCTTGGAAAGAAATTGAATATACAAAACAACTCCCCGAAAATCAACAACAACCTTTAGACTTATGACTGTAGATACACAACGATACCTTGAATTTGTAAATGGCGTTACCTCGGAACAAAGTAAAAGTCACGAAGCTTTTGTATATCGTATCCAGGAACTTGAAGGTCAGGGATTTCCTTCCGAGCGACTGCTTACTGCTGCTGTAGGTATGTCCGCAGAGGCAGGTGAGTTTACTGAGATTGTCAAGAAGATTGTATTTCAAGGTAAACCTGTCAATGAAGAAAACTTGTTTCATCTGAAACGAGAACTTGGTGATATTATGTGGTATGTGGCTCAAGCCTGTATGGGACTAGATACAACCATTGATGAGATCATTGAAATGAATGTAGAGAAACTTGAGAAACGATACCCTGGTGGATCGTTTGATGTTCACTACTCTGAAAACCGTAAACAAGGAGATGTATGATTCAGATTGAAATGGATGTTAGAGCTGCAGCAGCAGTGAGAGAATCACTCTTCCGAGATACAAAAGACTATACATATGATTCAACCTGTTGCCCTCAACGGATTGTTGATCTTCGTAATGTTATCAGTAATTTAGACGAACAAATTGAGAAAGAATTGGAAGTAGCCTTTAAAGCAATCTCTGAACTTGAAAAAGAAGCACCTGATTATGGAGTAGGTAAATGAAAATTTTAACACTAGAAGATTATCAAAAAGCAGGAGAAACTTTCTGGCCTAAGTATTGGTATGTTGCTAAAGAACTAGGTGAAGGTGCTAAACCCGAACAAGTTCTCAAAGTGATGGAAGCAGTGGGTGGTTTAGCACTTAAATTTGCACTAGACGATAAAGAAGGACCATTCGGTTTCAATAAAAAAGATGAGGAATCAACAAACTAATGACACTTTCTAAAAATACATTAGACAATCTTCTTGAAGCAGAATCTTATATTCGTTCTGCAATTAAATCTGCTGCAGTGAATGAGAAACCACTGGTAGTTAAACAACTATCAGAGATTTTGATGAGTATGGAACAAACTAAAAAGTTTGATGAAATTATGGATATGATCGATAGTAGGGAACTGGGAAGTAAAGGCCAATTTGGTTCCTTCTTTAATGATGACGACACTGATTAACTATCTAAACGCCTTTTGGGCTGTTGTGATAATGAACTGTATTCAACCAGTGAACTGGCAAGCGTGTCTTCCTATTCATGAGTGGTTGATACCAGAAATAATGAAGGGAGTTGAGATTTATCTCAATCCCTCTTCTCTGTATCAAACTGAAAGAGAATATCTCGACTCTATAAATAAAGACAGGAAATAGTAATTGTAAAGAAGATGTCTGCATCTATGCGTAATTTTATGGAAGCGTACAGCGCTGTCCATAGTACCGAAGCTAGAGAAGAACTAACAGCGAAAAGAGACGAGATCGCTGAAATGGACCTCTCTGGGATCAATGATGAAGAACTTGAGGATCTTTGTGAAGAAGCACTTGGTGAACTTCTGGACGAAGGTTATACAGTAGAAGAGTGTGAAGCAATCTTCACCACAGTCATTTCAGAAGCTAAAGTAACTTACGGTCACGATACCGCTGGTACTAAAGCCAAAAAGACAGATAGATTGGAGAGAGGTTTGAAGTCAGCCATTGGCACGGTCAAGTCGAAAGCTGCTAAAGGTGCAGTCAAAGCATATGGGGCATATAGAGACGCTAAAGCTAATGCTAAGATGAAGGCTAGAAGAGCTGGTCAGACAACTAAGAACATGTCAGCTCAGGCTCAGAGAAAAGGTTCTGAGATGAAGGCTAAGGCTAAGAGTGGTATCAAGTCAATGCTCAAGAAAGGAGCTATGAAGGTAGCTCGTGGAGCTGTCAACGTAGCCAAGAGAATGAGTGAAGGTGCTAAACCAGATTACCTTGATTTTGATAAGGATGGAAATAAGAAAGAGCCAATGAAGAAAGCTCTTTCTGATAAGAAGAACATTAGAGGTAATAATTCTGCAGAACAGAAAGCACGTCTTGAGAAGAAACGTGGTATGAAACTTGATGACCATCCTCAGTTCAAGAAAGAGGGTTATATGCCTATGAATAAGGCAAAGGTTGATTCTCAAAAGAACAAAGCTTATAATAAGGACATGATGGCTCAGTCAAAGGGTGACACCAAGGAAGCTGACAAACAGTTTAAGCGTCGTATGGCCATGGATTCCATGACAAAGATGAAAAAAGAAGAACTGGAGCTCCAGGGGTTTACAGAATCTGAAATTCAACGTATCATCGAGGTTGTTGGTTCTTGGGAAAATTGATGTATAAGTATCCTTGGCCTCACTTTGTGAACGAGGATAGTAAAACTGTTTACACCTATGTCGCGAGTGGGTGGCCAACTGTTATGGGTGTGCCGATCAAAGTGAAAGAATATTTCGGACCAGAATATGAGAGCAAACTGGTATCATTGGATTACTTAGAGGAATTGCAAAAATGAGTACAATCCCTCCCGAAGCTAAGAAAGCCATGTTGGCGGTCGTTGATGCGATGGGCAGTGATGATTATAACTACTACTCTGATTTCTCAACTACAATGGCTGCCTCTGGTAGATCCAGAATCATAGCCACGTTTAGAGTAGTAGTCCCACAAGTTCAAAGACAGAGAGCTACGGCTAATCTCAAGAAGAACCTTGAGAACTCTAATTATATTGTAAGTACTGACAGTAAGGACACTCAGATTGATGTTCTGATTAAAAATACGAATAAGAAAATTAGAATAAATGTAAAACCACCTGTTGGTGGTGGTTATTCAGCTTCTAAGAAGACAGCGATCGCTGAATCTGGTCAAGCAGTTTACGCTCAGTACGTTATTGATAATGCTGGAGTTACTGTTGATAGTGTTATTGATTCACAGAAACTAAAGAAGGCATACGACAAGTGTGTTACTACAGGTGCCTCCTTTGAAGAGATTGAGTCGATGGATCCTGATTGGAAGAAGTCATCCATCATGGGAGCACTTAAACTCAAAACACCATACGGTCAAGGATATAAGTATCTCCGTGGTGGTGACATGGTTGATAAGGTTGGTGATGTTTTCAAGAAAGTTAAGAAAGTTCAGGGTTGGTATGGTGACCTGAATAAGTGGTCACCAGCTGATATTTACATTGCTAAGAGTGGATTCACTGCTCAACAATTGCAGGAGGAACTGGCTGGTATCACAACATGGGAAACTCTGAATGCTAGAATGTTTGAACTCTTGAAAGACAAGAAGTTCATTGGAGTTTCACTCAAGAAGATGGAGAGAGGAGCAAACCTCGCAGATATAAACTTTCCTACTGATAAATCTACAGTTGATTTTAAGTATGAGAAGATGGAGTCACCCATGACTTCAACCAGTGGTTATCTCATCATGAAGAAAGGACCTCAGGAAATCAAAGTTAACTTCAGAACATTTACTAGTTCTGGTGGTTTCTCTGGTGAGGTTCTTGGTGGATCGGCTAGACATGGAAAGGTCGGACATGGGGCAATGAGTAACCTTCTGAAATCTCATGGATTTGATCAACTCCCAGACAACCCAACTTCTAGGAGAATTGCCGTTCAGGGAGATGAAAAGATGGCTGAGTGGGTGGCTAAAACATCAAAAAGTCTCGGACTTGTCAACGCAAATCAAGAAGCTGAAGCTGAGATGAGGTGGTTACAAGGAGACACAAATTATAGACAATCGAAGTATCTTACAGTAAAATTGTTTGAAATCATCAATGGTATCAATGATGATAAAAAGAAAAATATGTTAATGGAAGATATGTATAGATACGCTTCCTCTACTGTCACAGGGGTATCAGGACCATACGTTAAACTATCCTGACACTTGACAAACCGGACCATCCGACTTGACTGGGTGGTCTTTTCATGCTAATATTGAATTATAGGAATGAGTCTACATGGCCAAGATCGTTGAACGTCGTAAGTACCCCACTGTCCTCCGGTATCCCGGTGGTAAATCACGGATCATTTACTACCTGTTCCGTAAGAACATGATTCCTGAGAACATCAAAGAATACCGTGAAGGTTTCCTTGGTGGTGGATCTTGTGCTCTTACTTTCTCTGTCATGTATCCAGGTGTTCCTGTCTGGGTCAATGATTTGTACTACAATCTGTTCGCTTTCTGGACTCAACTACAGAAGAATCCTGATGCCCTTATCAATCGACTCCTTGAACTCAAGGATGAAGCTTGTCGTGCTGAGGGTGTTGAGGAACTGGAGGCTAAACACCGAGCTCTCTATGCTGATATGAGAGATCTCATCAACACTTCTGACGATGACTTTGAACTCGCCACTGCTTTCTATGTCCTGAATCGTTCTAGTTTCGGTGGTTTTACTGAACAGAACAAGAATGCTTTCATCCGTGATTCTTACAAGAACACCATTTTCTCACAGAGTAAGATCAAGAAACTTGCTAACATCAGTGAGATCATTCAACCCTGGAGGATTACCAATCAGGACTATCGTGACCTGATGGAAGCTCCTGGTGAGGATGTATTTGTATTCCTTGACCCTCCATATCTCATCAAAGATATGTTGTATGGTAAGAACAAGGAGATGCACACTGGTTTCTCTCATGAAGGCTTCGTCAAAGCGTGTAAGGACACCCCCCACAATTGGATGATTACCTACAATGAACACCCCTGGTTAAGGGAACAGTTCGATGAATTTCATATGGAAACTTTTGAGTTTCGTTATAGTCTCGCTCATCGTAAAGAAAACAAGAATAAAAAGGAAGAACTTCTAGTCATGAACTATGTTCTTCCCCGAGATCAAGAGTCATCAACAAATGCTCTGGAGGATGTCCTATACGCCTGATCATCTAAATAATCCCATGGGATATAATAACTGATGAAGAGTTTTTTCAACTTTTTAAAAGAAGCTAGAACTTCGACCGTCTCTGATCAAGCCCAAAGAAAGGGTTTAACGGGAGATGGTCATGGTAATTGGTATGATAAAGAGGGTGCTAGGGTAGCTGTTACTAGCAAGGGAACCCTTCAGATGCTTACTAAGAAGGAACTATCCCAAGAAGAACCAAAAAAAGAATTAAAATCTTCAGATGAACCACAATCTGTCCGACAAATGCCTGTGCAGCAGGGAGAATTTGGAACATTTGGAGATGGAAAACCAAGAAGAATGCCAGCTCCTACTAGAGCTGATGGGTCAGCTAAAGAAGATCTTGGACCTCTCACAGTCACTTTCGGCAGATTCAACCCTCCAACGATTGGACATAAAAAGTTATTAGATGCTGCTAAAAAGGCAGCAGGTAAGGGATCTTTAAAGATATATCCCTCTAGATCAGTAGATCCTAAGATGAATCCTCTTGATCCAGACGAGAAAGTTGATGTCATGAGACAGTCTTTTCCAGATTATGCTGAGAATATAGTCAATGATCCCAACTCTAAGACTATTTTTGATGTTTTGAAACAGGCATATTCAGATGGACATTCAAGTGTTAAAATTGTGGTTGGTGGTGACCGGGTTCAGGAATTCACCAAACTCTCTAGCGAATACAACGGAAAACTCTATGATTTTTCTGACGTGGCAACTGTATCGGCTGGTGATAGAGACTCAGATGCAGAAGGAACTGAGGGAATGTCGGCGTCGAAGATGAGAAAAGCGGCCCTTGAGGACGATTTTGAGACATATCGTACTGGTATTCCTGACACAATCGACGACAAAACTGCTAAAATGATGATGACAACTCTCAAAAAGAGAATGTCAGTCAAAGAGGGGTGGTCACTTTGGGAGATTGCACCTAAGTTTGATTGGAAAAACCTTAGAGAAAACTATATCAATGGTGGTCTTTTTAAGGTTAATCAGTTAGTTGAGAGCCTTAACACTGGACTCATCGGCAAGGTCATTCGTAGAGGAACCAACTATCTAATCTGTGTGACCGAAGATAATGTGATGTTCAAATCCTGGATTAGTGACCTAAATGAGTACACTGAGGTCAAAATGAACAGGAAAAAGAGAGATGGTAAACACCCAAACACCCTTATTGGAACTGATGGGTACCTGAAGAATGTACAAGATAAGACTCCTGGATATGATTATGGTAAACAATTCATAAATAAGTACAGGAAAAAGTAGTAAAACAGTCTCATGGATATTGAACTCAGAGAATTGAGTGCCATCTACCTTCAAAACCTCCAAGAAGACATGGAGAGTGGGGGGCAAGATGGTGGAGCTGATGTTGGAGCTCACGCTAAGGCTATCAGATATCAATCTCGTAGAGATGGTGTTCCCCTACCTAAGGCTTTTAATGATTATGTTGCAAAGAATCAACTGAGTGGTACTGAGAGAACTGCACTGAGGCAGAAACTCGGTTTCATGGGTGAAGAAACAGAAGTATTGGATGAGAAAAAAGAATGCAATCACTCCCCCAAGGGTGAAGATTGTCCTATTCATGGTAAGGAAAAAGAATGTTCCATGAAGGAAGAAGATAACTATAAGACTAAGGATAAGATCCTTAATAAGGCAAAACCACTCCATAAACACCTCTACAAGAATCTCCATAAGAAAGATACTGATGGTGATGTCAATGAGCATGTCTCTTGGAGAACTGATCTCTCTGAGTATGTTGGTGGAAATGCTTCACCAAAAGGAAAGACTGATACTAAATCTGGAGAGAAAATCTCTGAGAAAAAGGTAAAAAATAAGGTTATTATCAATCCCCCCATGGGAATGACAGAAGCTATTGCAGAATTGGGAGGTCAAATCCTTGAGATGATTGAGGTTGAAGAGGCAGTGTATGGCGGTACTCCTAAGAAAAAGGAAGAACCAAAAGATACTCGTATGACTGTTACTAATGCTGATAAGAAAGGAAACACTCCCGCATATCAGAAAATGATGTCTGGTGATAAACGTTATAAGAAAGCAGATCACATGGGTGAAGATGCATCAATGAGTCCTCAAGAACTGCAACTTCAAAAGAAGAAAGCAATGATTGATAGAATGATTGCTCAGAAAAGACAGCAAGGATTGAGTAAGGTGAAAAAGTCTGAAGCACCTACAAAAGCAATGGGTGAATCAACCGAAGATTCTCTGAAAGACCGTCGTATGGAGCGTGGTGGTGTTGACGGCAACAACCGTTATAATAGTGCTACCAAGAATGTTGCTATGGGTGGTGGAAAGAAAAAACCCTATGACGGTATGTCGGCACTTGAGAAAGTGAAGGCAAGTATCCGTGCTAAACATGGACAGGGTGCTATCATTGATACCAAGAAGAAGTGACATGCCAGCAAAATCAAAGGCCCAACAAAGGTTCTTCGGGATGGTTAGATCAACTCAGAAAGGGGAAATGAAAAGTCCCTCGTCTGAGATTTCTCAAGCTGCAACCTCCATGTCTAAGTCCGACGTGAAGAAGTTTGCTAAAACCAAACACAAAGGACTACCTAATAAGGTAGAGGTAGAAGAAGGACATAAGACCTGTAAGTCAGGTAGTTACTATTGTTATACTGACAAGAAGTGTAAGCCTATTCCAAAAGGGTTTAAAATGGTTGGTCCTGCTGGCATGCTCCGCAAAGAGAATGGGCATACTGTGGATGATGATGAGAATAAGAATGGAAATGGTTCCAATGGGAATGGAAATGGTTCCAATGGGAATGGGGGTGATAATGGTGGATCCTCCTCAGTAGGAGAGTCCTATGACGCTAATGATTACAACACCCTGAAGAGTCAGATTGGTTCATACAAGAGTCATCGTAAGACCTTCAAACAGTTCATGGGCAAATCTAAGTCATGATGAAAGTAGGTGCCGACGGATATACAAATGCGGCAAATTCCGCTGGTCCTAACGCTGGATTCGACAAGAGATTGTTTAAGGGTGATGATGATCTTCTAAGTCAGGACTTTCAGACCGCAGCTGAGACAGGACAGAATAGATATAATACTTTCTCCTCTGTTTATCCTGTGATGAAAGTATCTCTGTCAAATAATAAAGGTGATGGGCCATCAATTGATCAAATGGTTGATGCCTCTAAAGCTTTTGTGAATAAAATTGATGAGACAAACAGAAAAAACTTCTCTGAATTTTTCAAAGAAGCTAAAAATAAGTAAAAATTTATATATAGTGTAGTTATGAATTATTACTATGCTATCCTTTTTACTTCCACTAGCATCAAAAATTATTAAAGATGCTATCAACAATATTCCCGAAAATGAAGAACTCGGTGAGAAAATGGTTGAGATCTGTCTTGTTATTCTTTCTAAGGCAGTTAAGTTGACCAAGACTGATATGGACGATCAACTCTTAGAAGTTGTGACTAAAGCAATCAATAATCGCGAAGAAACATAATCAAAGGAGACCAATCTACAAGGTCTCCTCTATTATAAATATTTCTATAAAAGAATTTAAAGGAAAGAATCATGCCTTTATGGGGAATAACTGATGAGTCAAAACCAAAGTGGCTTACTGACTCTGAGAAAAAAGAAGTATATGCTAATAACAGTGGCTGGGTTGTTGAAGGTGGATCCACAATGACCGGTAATGGTAATGTAGATGCACAACCTGAAGTTTTATGTTGTATTAGTGAGCTTGCTGATAGACTACAAAATGCTACAATCACTGAGATTGAATTTATGACAACCGCCTTTAGTAAAGGTGCTGGTGGTACAATCTCTATGCGTGTAAGATGGAATGAAGCAGTAACTGTAACTGGAACACCACATTTCGTCATTAATAACACAACAGACGCAGCAAGACATCAAACTTGTCTTTATGTTAGTGGATCAGGTACTAATGAATTGATATTTGGTAAAACATTAGCTGGGGGATCAGCAGATATAAATGCTTCAGATGTACTCAATGTTATTGCTAACCCACTTGCACAAAACGGTGGTTCAACAATTAAGGATACTGGTACAACAACGAACTCAGAGATTACAAGTTCTACTGCTATTGGCACTGCCGCTGGCACATTGACTATTGCTGCATAACATCGATGTTATTTTCTGAATTGAACGAAGAGAACTTTCTTCTTTTTGCTATTAAAAATTATGAGAATCCTCAGGCGGTGACCAAGGAAGATTTTGAGAAGGACTTGAATCATTTTAGATATATTAAAAGATTGTTGAAACGGTATAACAACACAGGTGAATTAAAAACTCACCTGTTAATTAATCACTTCATCATCTTGTATAATATCTTTGGTGATGCTGCCACTCCCATGTTCTTCTACAAAATAGAAGATAATCTGTGGTCATCTGTTAAGACGTTTATTGTCTTTCTAGACAGATTGCCAGAGTATCCTCATACCTATATTCATGATATTCCATTGGATGATAACTGTTTAAAGGAGTTAAGGAAAGTCGCAGATGGATGATCAAAAACTCAATAGAATTATAGAGATTATTAGAGACCTCAATGAAGAGGGGATGGTGCCAACAAATAACGTTGGTCAAGGAAAAATTGCAGGGACAGTAGAGGCTGGTGACGATCCACCAGTAAGAAAGCCTAGGAAAAGGTACATTTATCAAAAGGGTTTAAGGAAAACTTGGAGCCCTACAGATGGAAGAAAATGAAGTTAAGATAGCAGTCTTGCAGCAAAAAATAGAAGATCTTAAACCTATTGTGCTTAGGATTGATACTGCAATTCAAAAATTATCTGAGGTAAATATAACAGTTAGCAGAATGCTTGCTGTTCATGAAGAACGAATATCAAAACAAGAAGAAATCGACACAGTATTGTTTGCTAAAATTGACAAACTCCGTGATAAAATGGACAGGGATCATGACCTCGTATTGCAAAGAATACGTCAATTAGAGAAGAGGGTATGGATGGCTGTCGGTGGTTTTGCTGTCCTGACATTTTTCATTAATAATAACGGACTTGTCAGTAAGGTATTGACACCTGTCAATGAACCCTCTACAATACAGAGAAGCGCGATTGATGGTTAATGGATTTTATTGATGTAAAATACATCAATTTGATTTCTTCTAGGCTCTCTAAATTTAAAAAGGTAAAACCATATCTTTATAACTTCCGGTGTCCCCTTTGTGGTGATTCCCAGAAGCATAAGAATAAGGCTCGTGGATACCTGTATAGAGTCAAGAACAATACAAATTATAAGTGCCACAACTGCGGTGTGAGTTTGTCGTTTAACAATTTCCTTAAAGAGGTTGATTGTGAGACACATAAACAATATACCTTTGAGAAATTCAAAGAGGGTCACACCGGTAAGAATTTTGTGACTGAAACTCCTGAGGGTGTATTCAAAACAATAGATACTTCCAAACCTAAGTTTGAGAAGAGGGCGAAGATGGACCTGCCAAAAGCTTTTGATGTACCTAGGACTAAGAAATACTTAGAAGACAGGGCAATCTTTTCTGGTGACTTCTATTTCTGTGAAGACTTTAATAAGTTTACCGGCAGTGACAGTAAACATGAGGATCCTAGGATTGTCATACCCTTAATAAGAAATAATGTGTTGGTAGGGATACAGGGAAGAGCCCTAGATCGTAACCCTGTTAAATACTTAACCATAATGTTCGATGAAGATGCGCCGAAAGTCTATGGGCTTGATAGAGTTAATAAAGAATTTCCCGTCTATGTCGTCGAAGGACCCTTTGACAGCACTTTCCTCCCTAATAGTGTGGCTATGTGTGGTAGTGACGGTGAAATTCGTGATCTTGAGGGAAGCGATATCGTTTATGTTTATGATAATGAACCCCGCAATAAAGAGATTGTTAACCGCATTGGACGAGTCATTGAACGTGGAGGAAAGGTCGTTATCTGGCCACCGAACGTAAGAGAAAAAGACCTAAATGATATGGTTCTCGCTGGACATAAGGTTCCAGAACTAGTAGAATCAAATGTATATTCTGGATTAAAAGCAAAACTTAAATTTACTACCTGGAAAAAGATATGAGTAATGGTACGAAGGTAAAGAAGAGAGATGGAAGAATTGAATCTCTGGACCTTGAAAAGATGCATTTAATGGTTGAGGAGGCATGTATTGATCTTGCAAATGTCTCTGCTAGTCAGGTAGAAATGCAATCAGGTATCCAGTTTTATGATGGTATTACTACTGATGAGATTCAGGAGATCTTGATTAAGAGTGCTAGTGACTTGATTGATCTGGAACATCCTAACTATCAGTTTGTCGCAGCTAGACTCCTTCTGTTCTCCCTAAGGAAACAGATGTATGGGCGTATGAGGGATATGCCTGACCTTATCGACCATATCACTGACAAGTGTTACTCTGGTGTGTATGATAAGGAGATCTTTGTAAAGTATTCAGAAGAAGAAATTAAAAAGGTTGGTCATTGGGTCAATCATGATCGTGATTTCTTGTTCACATATGCTGGCTTGAGACAAGTTGTAGATAAATACCTAGTACAAGATAGAAGCTCATCGAAGGTATACGAGACTCCACAGTTCATGTATATCATGATCGCTTTGACTATCTTCCAAGAGTATCCCAAAGACACACGTCTAAGTTATGTGAAGAGATACTATGATGCAATCAGCAAACACCGACTCAACATCCCAACACCAATCATGGCGGGTGTCAGAACGCCTCTCCGTCAGTTTGCGAGTTGCGTTCTCATTGATGCTGACGACACCCTGGATAGTATTTTTAGTTCTGATATGGCCATCGGTCGTTATGTTGCACAAAGGGCTGGAATTGGTATCAACGCGGGGAGGATACGTGGTATCAACTCTAGAATTAGGGGTGGAGAAGTTCAACACACTGGCGTTGTTCCTTTCCTTAAAAAGTTTGAATCAACTGTACGATGCTGTACGCAAAATGGAATCCGAGGTGGATCAGCAACAGTCCACTTCCCAATCTGGCACCAAGAAATAGAAGATATTATTGTTCTTAAGAACAACAAAGGTACAGAAGACAATCGAGTGAGGAAACTTGACTACTCCATCCAACTATCAAAGATTTTCTACGAACGTTTCATTGCAGATGGAGAGATTAGCCTATTCTCACCGCATGACGTACCAGGTTTGTATGATGCTTTTGGTACTGATAAATTTGACGATCTCTATGTACGTTATGAATCAGATGAGTCTGTTCCAAGAAAGACTATCGGGGCACAGAAGCTGATCCTTGATCTTTTGAAGGAGAGGGCAGAGACTGGTCGTATTTACATTATGAATATTGATCATTGTAATAGTCACTCATCTTTCAAAGACAAGGTGAATATGAGTAACTTGTGTCAGGAGATTACTTTACCAACGTATCCATTGAATCATATCGATGATCTGAGTGGTGAGATTGCCCTTTGCATTTTGTCAGCTGTCAATGTGGGTAAGATCAAATCCGATGAGGAACTGGAGGACCTCTGTGACCTCTCTGTGCGGTCTCTGGATGAGTTGATTGATTACCAAGATTATCCAATTAAGGCAGCGGAGATTGCGACCAAGTCAAGACGTTCTCTAGGGATTGGATTCATTGGTCTGGCTCATTACCTGGCTAAACTAGGATTCAAATATGGTGAACAGGGAGCTTGGAATGCGGTACACCAACTTTCTGAGTCTTTCCAATATTACCTACTGAAGTCATCCAATAACTTGGCCAAAGAGAAAGGACATTGTGAATATTTTGGAAGGACCAAATATGGTGATGGTATCCTACCAATTGATACATACAAACAGGAAGTAGACGAAATTACATCACAGGAGTTGCAACATGATTGGAAGTCTCTTAGGGCATCTATCAATGAGTTCGGTCTCAGGCACTCAACACTGTCCGCACAAATGCCATCGGAAAGCAGTTCCGTTGTGTCAAATGCAACCAATGGAATTGAACCACCCAGGGACTACTTGTCCATTAAGAAATCCAAGAAGGGACCTCTTAAACAAATTGTTCCCTCCTATGGAACTTTGAAAAACAACTATACTCTCTTGTGGGAGATGGAAAGTAATGAAGGTTACATTAAAATTGTAGCAGTTATGCAGAAGTTCTTTGACCAAGCTATATCTGGAAACTGGTCTTATAATCCTGAAAATTATCCAGATAATGAGGTCCCCGTGTCACAAATGGCAAATGATCTCTTGACTACATATAAGTATGGATGGAAGACCTCTTACTATCAAAATACAAATGACCTCAAGACTGATGAGGTAGAAGAAGAGGATACAAGAACCAAATTAGATTCATTGTTAACAGAATTAGAACAAACCGAGGAGGGAGAGTGTGAATCCTGTGCAGTTTAGGGTGTCATCAGAAGTGAATAGTGTGAAAAAGATTGAAGGCATGACTGTCTTCAATACGGAACAGGTCAATACGAAGAAACAACCAATGTTTTTTGGTAAACCACTGGGTGTCCAAAGATATGATTCTTATAAGTATCCTATCTTTGATAAACTGACAACTCAACAGTTAGGTTACTTCTGGAGACCTGAGGAGGTCTCTCTACAGAAGGATCGTGGTGATTATCAAACACTTAGACCAGAACAAAAACATATCTATACTTCTAATCTGAAGTATCAGATCATGTTGGATTCTATTCAAGGTCGTGGACCTGGTATGGCGTTTATTCCATACTGTTCACTTCCTGAACTGGAAGCATGTATGGAAGTGTGGGGATTTATGGAGATGATTCATAGTCGTTCCTATACTTATATTATCAAGAACATATATGCAGACCCATCAGAGATCTTTGATAAGATTGTTACTGATCCACGTATTCTAGAACGTGCTTCGAGTGTAACAGAATCTTATGACGACTTCATTAGAAGTGCACATGAATGGGGTGCTGGTCATATGTGGGAGGAAGATTGGAAAGATTCACCGTCTGCACATTGGTCTCGTCTTGACGTTAAGCGAAAGCTTTATAGAGCAGTAGCAAATGTCAATATCCTTGAAGGAATTCGGTTTTATGTTTCTTTTGCTTGTAGCTTTGCTTTTGGTGAACTTAAACTCATGGAAGGTTCAGCAAAGATTATCTCTCTTATTGCTAGAGATGAGAATCAACACCTTGCCATCACTCAAAATATTTTGAACAAGTGGAAACAGGGTGATGATCCCGAGATGAAACAGATCGCCAAGGAAGAAGAAGAGTGGGTTTATGCCATGTATGACAGGGCAGTAAACGAGGAGAAAAGATGGGCTGACTACTTATTCAAAGATGGATCAATGATTGGTCTGAATGATACTCTCTTGAAACAGTATGTTGAGTGGACAGCTAATCGCAGACTTAAGTCACTTGGTATGAAACCTGTTTATGACATTGCTGCAAAGAATAATCCACTACCATGGACTCAGCATTGGATTTCTTCTAAAGGACTTCAAGTGGCACCACAGGAAACAGAAGTAGAGAGTTATGTTGTTGGAGGAATCAAACAAGATGTCAAAAAAGACACCTTCTCAGGATTCAAACTTTGAAGATATCTGGTGGGAAATGGAGGATATTGAACCTCTTACTCCCCCAGTGAAAGCAAAAAAGATAGATGATTGGTGGTTCCATGAGGAGCCACTAAATATGGTAGATGAAAATTTATCATGTGGAAGAAAATCAAGAGTACCCTGAGTACCCCAATCCCTGGAGATATAACGGCAGCGTGTTTGACGGGAGCCTTATTCGGGACTTTCACGGTTTTGTTTATAACATTACCAATCTCACAAACCAACGACAATACATTGGGAGAAAGTATTTTTGGCAAAAACGAAAGCCTAGACCTACAGTTGGTAATCCCAAACCAAGGAGAGTTACATCTGAAAGTGACTGGAGAAAATACTACGGTAGTTGTCCAGAGCTTAAAGAAGATGTTAAACAGTTCGGAAGGGATTCCTTTAGGAGAACTATACTGAGTCTACACAAAACGCCTGGGAAAGTGAACTATGAAGAGACCCGTCAGTTGTTTTTGAATAATGTGTTGACAGAGGGCTTGACAGATGGAACCCCTGCCTACTACAATAGCAATGTCCTAGGTAGGTACTATAGAAAAGATTACTATGATTTTGGAAACGATTCTGGCACTTAGTGCCGTCGATTATGACCACTTAACAAGAGCGGTCAAGGTTGAAGCAAGACCTAATACCATGGATGAGTACTGTGTGGCAGTGTCTATCCTCAATCGTGTTAGATCTCCCTATTACCCTAACACTGTTGCTGATGTAGTATATGCTCCTGGCCAGTATCAAGGATTTGATTATTGGAGACCTGTTGCTCCCACTACTTTGGTAAATGAATTTAAATCCGAACTTGGTCGTTCTAAACTTCTACAAGCATATGAAATCATTGGGGATAGGACTGACTTTAAAGGACAAAGAATGTTACCACATCGTGTCGTATCAGAAGATCCAATGTGCGATCAAAAAGGTAACTTCTTTCACTATCACTGGCAAACATGACCTATCCAGCACCAATGATATGTCCCTATGATGAATGGTTTAGTGAACCTATTATGACAGAAACACAAATGGAGTATATGAAATTGTATAGTGTTCGAGAAGAAGATGATATTGTTGTCAACATGGATGGTGGGGTTGGTGGTTCTTGGGGTGTAAGTAAAGAACCAGAGAACATTCATCAGTTGATGTATGATATATCCACAGAGAGTGCATCAATCACTCTTCAATTGGACCCTCTACCACCACTTGGTGGTGGTTCCGAGACATTCCAAGAGGGCTATTGGCAGTCGGGAATAGGTCTGTTAAATTAGAGAAGTGGTTGAGACACCACTGCGGTAACTCCCTTGGTAGTTCAGAGTTAGCGGCGATAGGAACTACCTCTTGGGTCAGTAGCTCAGTGGAATAGAGCCACGCACTTCTAATGCGTTGGTCGGGGGTTCGAATCCCTCCTGACCCGTTCAATCCTCTATAGCTCAGTTGGTAGAGCAGGTGACTGTTAATCACCCTGTCCCTGGTTCGAGTCCAGGTGGAGGAGTTAGGAACTTGAGACGTTCCAACCAAAGGTGCCACTAATACTTGGTGGAATTAACCCCCTTTGGATGTTCAGGAAGGGTTCCTGTCCTACTTCATTATAAACTGTCAGTATACTGGGTGTGACGCCCATATAGCATACGGATAAGTATAGTGTATGCCTCCGTAGCTCAGTGGTAGAGCAGGGCTTTTGTAAAGCTCAGGTCGCAAGTTCAAATCTTGTCAGAGGCTTCGGGTTAATCCCGAATTTCCCTTCCGTGTGAAGAGGTCTGGGGAGTGTTATCACTCCCCACCACTTGCTATAAATATTACTCATCTATTCAGTTCCAAGTTTCAATGAAAATCTTTTTAGATACTGCTGATACAGGTATCATTCGTCAGTGTTATAATACTGGTTTGATTGATGGAGTCACTACTAATCCTACTCTCATCATGAAGAGTGGTAAAAGTCCTGTTGATGTCTACGAGACAATCAAAGATATTGGCATCAAAGATATCAGTATGGAAGTCGTAGGTGACTTTAATGAGATGGTAAAGGAGGGTCAGAGACTCTATAATCGTTTTGGTTCTGTAGCTACCATTAAAGTACCTTGTACTGAAGATGGTTTGATGGCTTGTAATTACCTTTCTAAAGAGGGTATCAATGTGAATGTCACACTGATCTTCTCAGCGGCTCAGGCAATCTTAGCAGCTAAGGCTGGAGCTAAGTATGTCTCTCCTTTCATAGGTAGATTGGATGATCAATCCGTCGCTGGTCTTGAAGTAGTCAGGTCTATTTCTGAGTTGTATCGTATTCATGGTATGAAAACTCAGGTTCTGTCAGCTTCAATTCGTAGTGTTCAGAGGGTTGTTAGGTCTTATTATAATGGAGCTCAGGTAGTGACAATGCCTCCTGAAATCTTTAAGAAAATGTATGATCATATACTAACTGATAAAGGTCTTGAGATCTTTGATAAAGATTGGGCAGAAGTTACTCATAGGGTATCTCAACCAGATGAAGAGTAATGATTTTAGAGATACTAAAAGATGGTGATGAGATACTAAGAAAAGAATCTTGTCCTGTTATTCTGACTGATGAGGTTAGAAAGTTAATCGAAGATATGAAAGAAACTATGATTCATGCTGATGGTATGGGTCTATCAGCTCCTCAAGTTGGTAAGAATATCAGAGTGATTGTTGTTAAACTTTTGGATAATAAAACCCAAGAAATGATTAATCCTGTTATTAAGTGGCATTCCATAAACACTTGTAATCTTCAGGAAGGTTGTCTCAGCATTCCTGGTATGTACTTTGATTTGACTAGACCAATAAAGATATCAGTCAAGTTTCAAGATTTGAGCGGTAAGTATAAAAAGTGGAAACTCAAATCATGGGAATCTCGTGTTGTTCAACATGAGATTGATCATCTAAATGGTGTGTTGATGACAGACTACTAGGGAGATTAGCTCAGAGGTAGAGCACCTCGTTTACACCGAGATTGTCACAAGTTCGATCCTTGTATCTCCCATCACAGAAGTTATCTCAGTTTAGATAATCTGAAGTATGATTCTTTTATACATATAATCAACTATGAAATTTTATTCAGTGAAATACTGGCAAGAGAATTGGGAAACTCTTATGGAAAGAGTTGAAAATGGAGAGACAATAGGTATAGAGAATGACAAAGGGGAAAAGGCAGTGATGGTTCCGGCGGATGATGAACTCATACGCATATACACAGAACAGAACAATGAAGGATCCTGAGGGACTGTCGCATATTGGTTAATGCTCGCTCCTTATAAGGGCGCAAACTGGGTTCAATTCTCAGCAGTCCTACCTTGGGGGTTTAGCAATCTGGTGAATGCAGCAAACTCATAATTTGCCTAAGGTGAGTTCGATCCTCACAATCCCTATTGGGTCAGTTCTACGACTGACCCCTTGACCTATGAGATCATACCCTCTATAATTACAGAGTAATCCATACAGAAGATGACTATTACTTCCAAGTTCAAGAAAGATATCAGCACTCTCCGATCTGCTGTCGGTGGTGATTTCTATCTCGATGTAAAGAATCCGAAACTTTACAAGAAGATCCGTAAATTTTATCAGAACAATGG